GTAACTGTTATGTGCAGTTCTGATTCACCGCAGCAGAAAAGAACACGTGTCATAACACGCGGAAAGAAATTTGATTCGTTAAATTTCACGGCTACAAGAGGGCGGACGCCATCCCGCCAGTACATTAACAAGTCAACATACTTGCTGCCAACTAAATAGCCCAGAGCAATTCTTTGTTGCACGTGCCAGAACCCTGTGCGTACTTGCCCAAATGCTTCTTGAATTTCTCTAGCGCGTCGGGGGTGTTACGAATAACACAAAGCATTGCATCAACCCTCAGGCCAAAATCGGTGCTCGAACAATTCGACAACAAATTCCAGGCCAGCTTAACAGGGCGATCATAAGAAGCCGTCTTAGAAGCTCGGTCAAAGTGATGCGAAGTGAAAGGCACCACCTTCGAACTATTAATTTCGACGTCACGGCTCTTGGTCCCAAATCTCGCAGCTAGCTCCGGGCTGAACCCTGGATCTGCGATCATATCGTCCCCGTTGCCGATAAACTTCTTAGCCCCACTAGCCTTGGCCTGGCTATGCCGATTGAACGTGTTGTCGGCTGTTGTTGAGCTCTGGCCAGAAGGGTTGACACCCTCCTTGTTGCAGCGCCAGATGTCACCTTTGTTTTCACAAACGTGCTTGTAATTCAAGTGGGCCAAGGTCATAATCATGTCCTTGACGGCAGGGTCTGTGCATGAGAGGCATCTGCGCTTAGCGTGATTGAGGTGCGCCTGCTTATCCATGGTGAAATCCCACATTGAAGCGTCACACGTCAGCAAGCACTCGTCATCGCCAAAGACTGCATCAATCGCAGCGCAGAGCTGAGCGACACCCTCATCGTGGTGACCCATCCCCGCGGCGGAATGATGCCGGTTTCCAGCCTGGTAATGCTCGATGTCACGCGCGTTTACAGCCTTGTGCAAAAGCTTCTGCACGAAGCAATCAACGAGGGAACTAATCCAGATCATCCTGAATCTGCCCTCTTTGACTTTCTTCGGCGCATGTGGCTCCTGTTTGACTGACAACAACAAAACATCTTTCAACCCAGTCTTCACAACCGTCTCTGGCGTGTAAGCCGCAACGTCCTCAGCGTGGATAAGCATTAGGATCAAGCGACATTGCACCAAGTCAAGCAATGCGGACAGCAGCTCCGGGTCTGAAGCCCACTGCTTCTTCGACTGTCGCCGAAAGCGTGCAGAAACGCCTGCGGACGTGTCAGCCAAAGTAGCGGCTAGCCTGTACCACCCTTCAAAGCCTTGCTGTGCGTGCGACTCGATAGGTGAAGTGTCAAAATCCTTGCACCCCTCAGCCAACGCATGGTCCCAGTCTTCGGCCGTGGCAGGAGGCGAGTCAATCGTCGCAAGCTTAGCGTGAGCCTTCATGGATTTGAGAATATTTTCGCGAGTGTTCTCTGGAGTAAACCAATCCGCGTCGGAGCAGCCTAGATCTTTAATCAGGGCTTTGACAGCAGCGGTTCGTTCCTTCGACGCATCGCCTTCAGGCTTTGCCTTCTTCTTTCGGTCAGGTGTTGTCGCGGATTTGACACTGTCACTGCGATACTCCCCAACTTTGTCGAAGAAAGGTTTGCCATTCTCATCAGGAATTGAATCCTTGAAAGCTGCCCACTCTGGTTGCACGACCTCCATGTAATCCCTAAACACAGAGAAGGCGTCACTCGCGACTACGCGTGCGTGCACCGCCTTTACTCCAAGCTTAGAGACAGCTTCCTTCAAAACAGGCGCAAAGGAGAAATCCCCATTGATGACCTGTTTCTTAACGTCGGAAAAATTCAAAGCGAAGAAAGAAGGGCAAACGTATGCTTCATGGGAAGCGGGTGCGACGATC